CAGCATCCGAAACACTCCTAGCTGTAACCCACGCACACCTGTATCTCCCATTACGGTGTCACCCACCCTCCGCCGGCATCACCGAGCCCTGTCGTAATTTGCACAAGCGCCTCGAAGTTTGGCGGGATGTCATCTCGCCGTTCGACGAACCCGTACAGGCCGACGAGGATGTTATTCCGTTCTTTAAGCTGGTCCCACATCAGTTTCAGACATTCCTCGTGAGTCATCTGGAGACTCGCAAGTCGCTGGGAGGACTCGTTCATCTTTTCGGCGATAGCCCGATGCTTGTGTTCAGCCAACGTGGATCCGTGTTGAACTGTCATCTGCGAGTACGTTCCCTTACCGCTGATGACTCCATTCACTGCATCCTGAAGGAAACCCAACAGCCGTTCGCGTTCGGACATCGCGACTCGTGACACGTCTTGGCTCGTGGCATTCTGTTTATCAATTCCGGTCAGATGTTGTGCTTCGATCTGCTGGAGCTGTGCAAACAGGCTGTCCCTTTGGCCTGCGTTCCACAGGGTAACGGACTGACGAAGATTCTGAAGCCGGGCCGCTTCCTCTGTCAGCAATTGCTTGATGTTTCGTGTCGCGTCGTACAGTTGCGCCTGAATTGTCGTGTTAAGCCTGGTGTTCGCTTCGCGGAGGGCATACAGCGACTGTTGGCCTGTGATGGTCCGGTCTCGAACGCCGAGCTGCAATTGGTACTGGCCGGTGATCGTAGCCGCTTGGTACTGCCACACTTCTTGCTGGGCCGAATTCAGGCGATCAGTTCCGGACATGGTCCTGTCACGGGCGCTCTGCTGCAAAGTGAAGCGACTTGTCAGTTGTGCGACGTTGCTGCGTAGAACTTCTTGCTTTGTAGCATTCACGCGATCAAAACCGTTCAGATTGCGGTCCCTCATTGCTACTTGCTGCCCGTAGAGGCCATGCTGGTTTTCTAGCTTCTCACGCATTAAGCGGTCGTTCAGGGCTGTGATTTGTTCATCGCGGTCCCTGGTATTCCTGGCTGTGATGTCCGCCGCAACGGCACTGGTGTAAAGGCCGCGATCCGTCAGCATTTGCAACTGCTCTGAAAGCGTGGCATCGAACTGCTCGTTGATTCGAGCTAAATCCGTCGCTCCCAGGTCGACCAGGAAGGCAGTGGCCGTGTCGGAGTGGGTGGCGTACTCAGGCTGCAGGTTGGAAAGTTCGCCCTCGTAGTCCGTGACAAAGCCACTCAAGGCGTTGTTCGATGCCACCCGTTCAGCATCCAAGGGAGTCGCGATTGCCGTGTAGTCGGTCGTCAGCTGGTCAAGCGTCGTTCCGTAGTCGGTCGCGAACGTAGTCAACGCAGCCGTCCCCAGCACAAGCAGCGCATCAACCTCCGCTTCCATTGCGTCGTATTCGCCTTCCAGAGCGTCCAGAACATTGTCGATTTCAGTCGTCACGCTCAAGATGTCCGCATTGGCGGATATCAGCAATGAATCGAGTTCGGCGGCATAGTCGGCGTATTCCAACTCCAGAGCATCCAAATGCACCGTCTGAGACGCCGCGAAGGTCGCCAAGTCGGTATCGCCCTGTGTCAAAAGAAGATTGATCGCAGCCAATTGCGTCGCATAATCGGTGTCCAGATCAGCCAGCTTGGCCGCAAGATCCGCTAGAAACGTCGTCAGGTATCCGCTCTGCGTCACCAGCAAGGCGTCGATCGTTGCCGTGCTGCTGACGACGTTCGTTTCCAAGTCACTCAGCTTTGTGTGCATCTCCGTCAGTTTGTCAGACGCATCGTCCGTATCGAGTAGGAGTTGACTTTGATTCAAATCGATCAAGGCGTCAACTTCATTCATGTATGCTTCGGTATCGGAAAGATACAGCGTGGAATGAGTTACGTGTTCGTGGGATTGCGCCTCAAACTGGTCGTGACTCGTTTCCAGCATGATGTCCCAACTGGTGATGATGTCGTTGTACCGAATCGTGTTGTTTGTGTTCGCGACGTTTGTCTGATCTGTATAAGCCTCCAATAACGACTGAAGAATAATCCAATTCTTCAGCGTCTCACGAGTCATTGCGTAGTAGGGCGTCGGCGGAACCGTCGTGTCGTCAAACGTGATGCCGGTAATTTTCCAGCCTTGGGCGACTAACCAACCAACCGAGTCGGCCGGAATGTTGGTGATGTTATCCGTGCCCCACCAATTAGGTGTGTAGGGCGTGGTCTGAAACACATAGTTAATTGAAAATTGGCCAGAATCTTGTTCTGGGACCGGAGGGCAAGCGATGTGCGGCATGATTTATCTCCATTCCCCAGAGAGTGTCGCCTCAATGCTCGAAGACTCGTACGCCCAGCTTCCCTCGCTGGACAACCATAGCACCAAGAACACCGCTCTCGTACGAGGATATGCCCGGTTTGACCGACCGGCCGACCAAGTTCCTTCCGCTGACACGTAACTTTCATAACTGGTGGCTGCCAGCGATGCCGTGATTGCAGCTTTGCCGTTGGCCGCCGCCGCCTCTGCCGTGTCGCCTGTCACTAAACGCCAAGTAACGTCGGCACTACTAGCAGCTATGTTCCCGTTTAAGTGCAGGACACGTCCGAAGCTGTTCGCTCGCCCAAGCTGCAATGGACCGAAGAGAACGTGGCTGTCCGTCTCGGCTGTATCGTACGGCCAGAAATTTTGACGCCCAACGTCGTACATCCAGTCCAAGCCGGTCGTCGTCGTAATGAACACTCCGCGAGTGGCGTGATTGTACGTGAGCTTCAGGGCTGTGTCGGAAACCCCAGTCAGGTCTTCGGGAATCTTGTGCTCGGAGATGGCTGTCAACCCGCTTCCATCGGCTCCGACTGAGTACAACCCACTGGAGGACATGAAATAAGCCACGTCCTCCACCATGCACCAAGCGTCCGCGCCGATGATGCCGACTTCGTCTGAGACTCGCCGCCTCGATCCTGAATGCGGGTCGCCCTGCTGAACCCAAGTCTCGTCGGCTGTCCAGGCGAGTAGGAAATTATCCTTATGAGGGGCCAGTGCGATTACAGTGCCGCCCGTTGCGCCTCCGTAGGACAACTGGAATAGTGCCGGCCGCATCGTGTCTGACAGGTCAGCACTGAGAGTGGTATCTGTGTCGTCTCCCATCCGCGTGGCCGTAATGGCGTTTGTACTGAACGTGAGTAGGCGATCCCGGTATCGCGACGTCGGTCTCGCACCCGCGGCGATTCCCGTGAAGGAACCGCCGCGCAGGCGATTAGTAAGCGAATCTTCCAGACGGACATTCGTGCTCCAAACAGCCGGGAACGGTCCCCTGCCGCCTGTTGAGTCACGGAGGCCAACGCGTCTCACGACGCCCGCGACGGGAAACTGAAGATTCATCGTTTTACGAGGCATGAGTCTATGCCAACCCAACGCTTCCGGTGTTGACGACAATATCCCAGCGAATAACACTTGCATCCGTCACCGAGATAAGATCCAGCGATTCGCCGACCGCATTAAACGTGGCGACCGTGTTCCCAGTTTCGTTCAGCGTGCCAGATGCTGTGACGACGCAATCGCCACCATCCGTCGTCATACGGAGATGGAATCGGATGCCTGCCTTGGTGGGTGCGGCCAGGGTCCGCGTCTCGGCACCCGTAGTCACCAATTCGCAAATCTGGCCGTACCCGGTCGGCTCAATGCTCCCTGCGTCACCAGGATCATTCAGCACGCCAGGCCCGTTAGCCTCAAATGCTCGAAACAAGTCTCTCAATGCTCTGTGTGCAGACATGATCTACTCCTTGAAAAGTGGTTCGGGGAAACCCCTAGGTCCAGTGGGAAAAACTCACTATGCTTGCTTAGTTGTCACCAATCGCTATGGGCAACTTGTCGAACTATCTTAATTGCGGCATCTGCACCGGCCGTCGATACGACATACAACTTGTCGATGCCAGGTCCGATAGTCTCATTGCCGCCATCGGCAATAAACAGCTTTTCGTCTTCTACAGTGTTGTCGGCTGTGATCGTCGCGCTTAATGTCGAGAGCCACGCCGACTTCGCAGAATTTGCGTCATTGTTTCCTGCTGAATCCACGCCGGTATGTATAAACTTGTACGCAAACCGTGGAACCAAATCCAATGTGATTTCCGTAGCGGCCGTCAGTGACAACATGCCGAATTTGTCGAGTTTATTCCAGGCCATTGGTATTCTCCTTTGTTTACTGATCCGTTCCGTCGATGCTGACTGTTCCGATTCGTGAGGAACGTAACCAATAGGAACTGCCGTTGCGACGTTCATCGCGGGGAGCATCACGTCCGAGACTGGTGGGGGATGATTTCTCCATGTCCGCAGCAATCGCAAGGGGTAATAGCTCTTGGAACCGCTTGGTGTGTCGCCCTTCTTGTTCCTCAAAGTTGTCCTCTGCCGCGGCCAAGCAGGCTTCCGTGATGACCTGTGTTAAGGTCTCACCGCCCACCGGGTATAGATTCGTCTCGTCGATCATCGTCGCCCGTAGGATCATGGGAACCCGAAGGACGTAGGCCGCGTCGGGAGTCGGATAGAACGCCAACCGTTTGCGTGATCCAACCAAAGGATCAAACTCAACCGTCCGAACCGAGTAGAAGATGGGGCGGTCGAAACAAGGATCATCTTGTTCCCGCGTCCGAATTGCCTGATCGCCCCTCTGGCGAACGGCAGGATACAGTTCATTCTGGTCTGGGTAGTAGGTCAGGTTGCTATCATTTGCGACCGACTCAAACGTGGCTGCTAACGGAATCTCTGGCCTGGCAAGCTCGTAAGTGGTTAGAGCATCCGCATCGGCAGTTAGGTCATCCAAAGTGATTTGCGTGGTGCTGTCGTACGAGGCGACCGAATAATAGTTATCGCCGAACTTGATGATGCCGTCCGCCGCCCAGGCGCTTGGGAATGTGCTGCCCGTTAGCGTCACCACGCCCAAGGTCACTTCTATCGTCCCTGTCGAGACTGGCGCGGTCGTGGTGATGTCCTCGATGGGCTTGAAGAACGACCAATCGTGCGCCGCGTACACGTTGCGCAGACCGTCAGCCATACAGTCTTCGATGTCGCATAATTGATCCCCGGTATATCCCGTGCGAATTCCAAACAGGTAGTGGCCGACTCGTTCAATCAGCCCGAAGTAGCTGGTGGCATACGTGGTGGCCGAAGAATCGATGACCCGCAGGTAAACATCGGACTCGATCGTTTCCCCGTCAGCTGTAACGACGATTGCCACGATGGCGTACGTGGTTCCGTCCACGCCACCGGAATACGTGGCCTTGACCGTGGTCCCGACAATTGACGTGCTGGAGATTGCGATACCACCAGTGGATTCAAGAACACTGGTGATTGTAGACAGAGAATCTCCACTAACGAGTTGGTTGCTAAACTCGATGTAGAAAAGTTTGGCTTCACTGGGCTGTTTGTAGAGAACAGTCATGGGTCACCCGATTACAAGTCGCAGCTTGCTGGGGACGAGCGAACCCGCCCCCAGCGGCTACGCGATGGTTACTCGTACTGGGCGCAGGCCCACCAATCGACCTGCACGTTGAGCGCCGTATCACCGGCACTGTCCTTGATCCCGATAATGGGAGCAAGTTGCGCGTCGTCGGGGAATGTGGCGGCGTCGAGTTCCGATGCCGTCAGCCGGGCCGGGGCGATATTGCCAAGAGCGGCCCCGTCAACGTAGAACTCAAGCGCCTTCGGGTGGGCGCGATAGCGTATGCCGAGCTTGATGTAGGTCGTCAAGCCGGCAGTGAACGTCGCCAAGGCGTTCAGCTTGGTCTTGGTCGCACCATCTTGGTACGTTTGACCGTCTGCCTTGTAGGCACCATCGAACACGCCAGCCTCCCCTACGAGCTTGACAAACCCGCAGAAGTTTTTGTCTGCCAAGATATCGGCGTCTGTGAACATGAGGTCCGTCGTAATCATGTCAGCCTGACCGAGTCCAACGCCGATGTTCCACTTGGCTGCGGTGATTGCCGACATCGAGAGGCAGCACTCAAACGCAAGGTCGTTGGTTGCCAGCAAAAACGGCGCAGACAACGTCGACCCCCACTTGAGCACATTCTCGTCTTCGGCTGTGTCACCAACGATAGTGGCACTCAGAATTCCCTTTGCCGATGCCGTATCCGCGACCTTAGCCAAAGTGCCGGCCGGAGTAACGAGATTCGCGTAAGGCCCGACCAAAGTGGTCTCGGAGAAGGTTAGGAAGTCGTCAAAGAACCCGAAAGCCGGATTCCCGCTGCCCCCTGTCGCAACACTGCCGTTCGGCGAAAAAGATTGTGGAGCCGCAAACCCACGCCACACGCGCGGAGAGAACAGCCTGGTACTCATGTCTTCAAATAGTGTGTGCATTGTTGCACTCCTTTTGCAAAAAAGGGGATCTTCCCAGCTAAGGGTGGGCGTTGTCCCTGAAGTAAAAAAGGGGTTCGTATTTAACGTCGCACCCCTCGCTACGACGACACGGAGATGTCTCCTTACGCGGTTTCAGTTACCGTTACCGTGCTGTAACCCCGAAAGTTAGCCCGGCGGTTGAAACACACCAATTGAACCGAATCGTCCATTGCCCGAACTCGCACGTTGCTCATGTCGGGATGCTGGAACGCCTTCCGCTTTCGCATCATGCGGCCGGCGGCGTAGTAGCATTTGAACGAGGCCCAGTTCACACCGAGAACCACCCCATCCGTGCGAGCGTTCGCACTGGCGGCATTCGTCCAAGCAGGAATCCAGTTCAACGGAACGCCACGGATGTAAACCGTACCGCTGTGCGCCGCCATGTCGTCGCCGATGTTGTCGTTGCCCAATTGGAGCAACCGACGCGCGGCGGCCAAACGACTGTGCGTAGTCAGCAGTTCCCAATCGTGGCGCTTCTGATCCACGATGTCCGGTCGCTGCACCGGCGGCATGAACTGGCACAAGTCCATCGAGTTAATGGTCTTCTCGACGAAGTCTTCGCGATCGACCACCGTGTAGGGGAACGTACGGTTCCGCCACTGGTCGAAGGTCGATGGGTCGATCCCACCAACGTCCGTCCAGCCAACGGGCTCGTAACCGTCGAAGCCCTCTTCCGAGTTGTTCTCGGTCACACTGTCGTCTGTCGAGGTGATCCACCACAACAGAGACACGGGCGGGAACGGAGACACCGTCGAACTGCCAGGACCAGGACCAAACATCAGGTCTTCCATGCCAGTGTAGAACGACGTCATCAGATCACGCTCAAGCGATTCGAGGTAATCGTAAATCTGCCGTCCGCCGGTCTGGAAGATTTCCTCGTCGATGTCGTAGTGGTAGTTGTTTGTCGTCAACCCCCACTTCAACGACCCTTCATTCAGGACGTTCACGCGAGACGAAGAATCACGATGGTACAGCCCGACAACCTGGAAGTTATCGTTCGTCGCCGTCTTGACCTTCCACTTGCACTGCGACGTGCTCATCGTGTCCTTCTTCAAGTTCCCACTGAAGAGACGCGATGCGTACTTGTACTCTTGCAGCGGCAGGGAAATGTCCTGCGCCGCAAGCCTATCTTCACCAGCAAACTTCTGGTGAATGCCGGCTACAAAGTCATCAATTTGCTCAATGCCGAGTGCCATCTGGCTACTCCTTTATTTATTACCCTCAAGTTCTTTGTAGAGGCGATCGGCTTCGTCCCTCGGGTCTTCCCTTGGGTCTTGCGGTCGGGTTGCCCCGCCGCCTTGTCGACCGTTGCTCTGCTTGGAAATCTTGCGGGTTCTGGATTTCAGTTTTTGTTTATCGAAGTCTTCCGAGAACACCATTGGTGCCACACGGGCGACTAGCGATTCAAGGTCCACGTCGCGACCAGTCAGCTTTTTGAGACCAAGTTGCTGGGCTTTAGCCTGAACCAAAAGATCCTGCCTACGCTCCAGTTCCTGTGGGCTCTCCTTACCAGTCGTGCCAAACAATTTTGGCATCTTCATCGCATCAACAGCAGAATCAAACCTCTGCTCTGCGACGGTTGCAGCTGCATCCTCGTAATAGGCTTGCGAGTCTGCAATTCTGGACTCCAACGCAGAAAGCCACGATTCGTAGTGGTCTCGCATTCGAGTGAATTCCTCTACGACATCCTCGTCGTACACGTCCTTGTCCAGCTTAACCTCGTACTGACCGTCCCGTGCTTCTGGGGGCGGGTCGGCCTGGGGCGGATCCTGTTTTTCCTCGCCCTTCGTGAACTGGCCTTTTTCGTTGCGAGCTGCGACTTTCGTTTCACCTTCACCGTCCGTTTCGGCCAAAGCCTCGCGTCCAGCAGCCAGTGCTCTCTTGCCCAAGAATCGCAGAGCCAGTTCCAGTTCCTCGCGGTTGGCGAAATCGGCAAGGTCCGACTCATCAACGCCATACGCGGCTACCTCGGCTTTCAAGTCGTCGTCAATCCACGACTGGTCGCCGGAATCATCACCACCTTGGTCATCGCCGTCGCCGGTATCGACTTCGGCGGCTTCATTGCCGGGTTTTTCCTCGGCAGGTGTTTCTTTGTGTTCGTTGTTGGAATGCTCGGACGTGATTTGCGCGTCGCTCTTGCCCTCGGGTTCACCGGTGCGTTCCGCTGCAATATCGTCCACAATCTTCAGCATCTCTTCTGGCGTAGTTTCTGCTGTTAGCTGGTCTGACATTTGATCAATCTCCGTAGGTTATGCGTATCGCCACTTGTGCTTACCGTTGGCTCGGAACATGCGATTGCTGCCCATGTAGAGCAACACATCGCCGTCTTCGTAAAAGGTGCGTAGCTGACACAGCCCTAGTCCTTCAACGACGAGCAGCGATGTGAAGTCTGGAATTCCGGTATCGAATGTGATCGCACTACCCATCGCTATACCCTCCGTCAATGTCGTGGTACTTGTTTCCGCGAATCTCAGTGAGCAGTCGCATTAGGTGGTTGCGACCGCGACGACTTGTGATTCTTGCCTGTCCGCTGTCCAGAATGCCAACACCCTGAACCCCTTCGGACTCAAGCAACTGTCGCATCTCTGGCACTTGGCTTTTCATGCAACCCAGTGCTTCGGACAACAGCGGATCGTGCTCGTTATAGGTGTTGGCAATCATCGGCGATGCTTTCAGCCAGTCACTCTTGCCGCCTGCACGGAACTTCTTAGCAGTCACTTCTTTGCCGTTGAGGTAATACGTGGCTCCACTCATGTCACGCCTCCTCCTTGAACCCAGCTTGCTTCCAATACCGCTTCAACGTCCTCTTGTGCCTCGACGATCTTGACTGCGTCCATGAGACTCATGGCGTGGACGGGATCACATTCGACTTCACGCCACTCGAATGTCCGGTCGCGATCCACCAGTCTTACGCTTACATAGGCTGTGTGCTTGTCGCCTGTTTGCTTGTCGCTCAGTCCACCCATCGCTTGTATGTTCCCTGCGTGATGTTCGTCGTTCATGTACCGTCTCCCCACAACCCAATCCATTTCGCAAACAAAGCCCAGCCGACAAGACCAAAGATAAAGCCAATTACTAATTCCATTACGCCGGGCTCCTTCCCATCATGGCCGCTTGCTGCCCGTTTACCTGCGGTTTCCCACCTAATAGCGATTGGATCATGGCTGAGTTTCTAGCTTCCGCCGTGCCACCCGTTCCGACGTTTTTCCGGATTGTCTCTCGGGTTGTGTGTGGGGACTGACGCACAGTATTCTGGTCGCCACCAAGCATGTCCGAGGGGGCGGCGAACGTGATAAACCGCTTGAATTCTGGTCGGTTCTTCAGCCGAGCTATTTCCTCGACAATCGCCTGCGCGTCCAATGTAGCGCCCGATGCTTGGAACATGGGCCATAGCGGAGCGATCTCCCGAAGAACCTGGAATAGCTCTTGGAGCTTCTGTTCCGGAGTCTTGAAGACCATCGAATACGGTTCAATCTTGAACTGATAGTCCTCAAACTCGCCCCTACGGTAATCGGGCGTCCAGTCCTGGCGGATTTCAATGCCGCTATTCCCAACCGGGAGGGACGAATGTAATTCAAGCGTCTGGTCCTCCCACATCAATCGGCCAAGGTCCAAGATGGAATCCGATGCAAACGACACGACGGCCATTCGCATGTCGGCTACGTTCTTGCTGACACTGCCGTGGATCAATTCTTCCTGGCCCACGGTCGATGATTGAGCGCCGAGGCCACCCATTGCTTGAAGGTTTCCGGCGAAGCGGTCGTACTCTTGCTGGAGGAACGTAGCCATCGCCATGTCCCGCTGATCGATTCCCCCTAGTTCAAACTGCTTGATCTGTTCAGGACTCTTGCCGCGCTGCCAACTGTTTCGTTCCGCTTTTCGTAATCGCTCGGCATCGTCTTCCATTCCGGGCGGATAGACATTCACAACCCGATGGGCATCCGAATCAGATTCCATCCTGGCGTGCAATCGGTTCTGCAGGTCATGCATCCCCTTCAGGTTGATTGCCGGTGAGGTCGGAATTACGTTGTCCGGAGTATCACCAAGCGACAGGAACTTGTACGGCCCCGCTTGTGATCCCGTCCACTCCCGTTCAATCAACGGCTCGATGTCGTGCTGATCGCAGGCCATCGTGGCGATAGAATTGTTCTCGGCAATCCAAATATCCTGAAGCCAGATCATGTCTTTCAGGTCGTTGTCTTCGGCCTGGCCCCACTCGGACGCTATGTCTCGCGACGCCCCCGTTTGGTCGTGATGCTCGCGACTTGTCGGCTTCAGCTTATCCTTAACCTTCTTCGAGTAGCCCGGTTCGTCCATGACTTTCTCGTAGTCCGCACGATACCGATGCCCGCAGTAACGCATCTTCGTCAGTTCTTTAGCGGGCATATCCAGAATCAGGTCATCAATGGACACACGGTTCAGCCACGGCTCCCCCGGATCAAGCCAGACGTCCTCTTCCGACTCAAGCAGGCCATGAAACCGCGTGTCGGTGTCACGCATCATCACCACACCGCAACCGAGACAGAAAAACGCATCCAGCATGATTTGCCGGAACGTCCGATCCAGATTCATGTCGCCGATCAACTTGTTCAGGTTGACCTCAAACCGGCGAGAAAATGGCAGGTTCTCGATCGATGGAGTCGAGACAAGCACTTGCGGGTTATTGGCAGCCAGCGCAACCGTGTAGATGCGGGCCGTCTGATTCATCAGGTTGACGAGCGTTTTGTTTCTCGCTCCTGATGGATACCACGATCCAACGTAGTCGCGGACGAGTTCCTTGCGGACACGACGAAACGGCTCCATCGCATCTCGCGAAGCTCGG